TACAAGACTGGTCTAAGTTTGATATAAACAACAGAACAAAATTTGATGCAGCTATAAGTAGTGGCTTAGCTGTAATGGGTTGTAATAGACATTTATATACCCCAAACGCTACACAACAAAAAAAGAAACTAAATTTAAAAATTTCAAGGTACGAAAATAAAGGTACTTTGTCTAAGTTAATAAAACAATAATATGGCTGAATCAATAACAAAACAATATTTTCCAAGTCAAGTTGCTCCTGATGTAGAGAAAGTGAGCCAAGAGTATGGATTAAAAGTGGCAAAGGCTATTGAAAGTGAATGGTTTGTTAGAGATGGCGTAACTTATAGGTTCGCTAACAATCAAGATAGCTTTCATAAACTTAGGATGTACGCTAGAGGAGAGCAGTCGGTACAAAAATATAAAGATGAGTTGTCTATAAATGGTGACATGTCTTATCTTAACTTAGACTGGAAGCCTGTACCTATTATACCTAAATTTGTAGATATTGTAGTTAATGGTATTGCTGAAAGAATTTACGATGTAAAAGCTTATTCTCAGGATCCATATGGTGTAGATAAGAGAACTAGATACATGGAAAGCTTATTAATAGATATGCAAAATGTAGAGTTTGATAAACAAATACAGCAGTTCTATGGTCAGAGTATATTACAAACACCTGTAAATGAAATACCAGAAAACAAAGAGGAACTAGAACTACACATGCAACTTAACTATAAGCAAGCTGTAGAAATAGCTGAAGAGCAAGCTATAAATACTTTATTAACAGGTAACAAATATGATTTAATAAAGAAAAGATTTTATTATGATCTAGCTGTTCTAGGTATTGGTGCTGTAAAAACAGGTTTTAACACATCACAAGGTGTTACAATAGACTACGTAGATCCTGCTAATTTAGTATGGTCTTACACTACTGATCCTTATTTTGATGATATATACTATGTAGGTGAAGTTAAAGTAATACCTATAAATGAACTAGCAAAACAGTTTCCAGAACTAACTCAACAAGACCTAGAAGAAATAAGTGGTCAAAGCATGAGAAAAGCTGGGTATTACAATGCTCATCACGAGCATGATGAAATAGATAAAAATCAAATACAAATATTGTATTTTAATTATAAAACTTATTCAAAAGAAGTTTACAAAGTTAAAGACACAGCAACAGGTGGTACTAAGGTTATTGTAAAAGATGAATCTTTTAACCCTATTATTGATGCTGAGTTAGAAGCTAGATTTGGTAAGTTAGAAAAACAAATAGAGGTCTTATATGAAGGAGCTCTTATATTAGGTACTGATAAGTTACTTAAATGGGAGTTAGCTAAAAACATGATGAGATCTAAGAGTGATTATACTAAAGTTAAAATGAACTATAATATAGTTGCTCCAAGAATGTATAAGGGTAAGATAGAATCTTTAGTTGGCCGTATTACTGGTTTTGCTGATATGATTCAATTGACACACTTAAAACTCCAACAAGTCCTTTCGCGAATGGTACCTGACGGCATCTTTATGGATGCTGATGGCCTTGCAGAGATTGACCTTGGCAACGGCACGAACTACAACCCGCAAGAAGCATTAAATATGTTTTTTCAAACTGGTAGTATAATCGGTAGATCCTTAACTATGGATGGAGATCCAAACCCAGGAAAGGTGCCTATTCAAGAAATACAGAGTGGTAACGGCGGTGGCAAGCTACAAAGTTTAATACAGACCTACAATTATTATCTGCAGATGATAAGAGATGTGACCGGATTAAATGAGGCAAGGGATGCTAGCACACCAGACGCAAAGGCTTTAGTTGGTATACAAAAAATAGCGGCAGCTAATAGTAATACAGCAACAAGACATATACTTAAAGCTGGTTTATTTTTATCAGCCGAAGTTTGTGAGGCATTATCTTTGAGAATATCAGATATTATAGAGTACTCACCAACAAAAGAAGCTTTCATACAATCAATAGGCGCACACAACGTTGCTACGCTTGAAGAAATGTCTGAGTTACATTTATATGACTTTGGTATATTCTTAGAACTAGAGCCTGATGAAGAAGAAAAACAACTATTAGAAAATAACATACAAATGGCATTAACTCAACAAAGTATAGAGTTAGAAGATGCTATTGATCTTAGAATGATTAAAAACGTTAAGTTAGCTAATCAATTACTAAAAATACGTAGAAAGAAGAAACAAGAAAGAGATCAAGAACTACAACAGAGAAATATAGAAGCTCAAGCAAAGGCTAATGGTGAAGCACAACAAATGGCTTCTCAAGCTGAAGTTCAAAAACAACAAGCTATAACTCAAATGCAAACTCAGTTAGAACAAGTTAAAGCACAAATAGCTAGTCAAAAGCTACAACAAGAAATGCAGCTTAAAAAAGAACTAATGGCTTATGAGTTTCAATTAAACATGCAGATGCAAAGCAAGCAAGATGCGTTAGTTGATAAAAAAGAAACTTTAAAAGAAGATCGAAAAGATCAAAGAGTAAAATTACAAGGAGACGAAAGAAGAAAATCTCAAAATCAAGCTAAAAAGTTTGAGTCTTCAGGTAATGATATACTAGGTGGAGGCATTGATATGAGTGCTTTTGATCCTAGATAATTTGTTTAATTTTATAATATTATATTATGTCAAAAAAAGATGAAAAAGTGATTGAAGAAATTCAATCGGTAAAACCAGTAGAGTCAGCTCCAAAAAAAGAGGAAGCTGCTATTACTGAAGGTGGTGATATGAAAATAAAACCAAGAGTAAAAAGATTTGAAAAAAAACCTAATGAACCTGTAAAAGTTGATATGACTAAGCCGGTTGAAAAGGTTGAAAAAGAAGAAATACCTAAAGTAGATTTAACTATAAAAGAAGAACCTAAAGAAGAGGTTGTTGTTGAAGAAATAAAAGAAGATGTTACTCCTGTTGAAAAAACAGAGGTAGAAGATACACCTGTTCTTGAAGAAATAACAGATGAAGAGAAAGAAGAAATAGTTGAAACTAAAACAGAGGAATTAAAGGATGAGGTTGAGCAAGCTGTGCAAGAGTCACAGGATACAGCTGAACCATTACCAGAAAACATACAAAAAGTCGTAGACTTTATGAATGAGACTGGTGGAACCTTAGAAGAATATGTTAGGTTAAATCAAGACTACGCAAGTTATGATCAAAACCAACTACTAAAAGAATACTACAAACAAACTAAACCACATCTTGATGATGATGAGATTAGTTTTTTAATGGAAGATCAATTTTCGTTTGATGAAGAGTCAGACAGTGAAAGAGATATTCGTAGAAAGAAATTGGCGTTAAAAGAGCAAGTTGCAAATGCCAAAAGCCACCTAGACGGCTTAAAGTCTAAATACTATAAAGAAATCAAAGCCGGTGTTAAGTTAACATCTGATCAACAAAAAGCGGTCGATTTTTTCAATAGATATAACAATGAACAAGATGAGAGTCAGAAAGTTCAAGATCATCAAGCGTCAATATTTAAAAACGAAACAAGTAAAGTTTTTAATCAACAATTCAAAGGTTTTGAATATAAAGTTGGTGAAAAACGTTATAGGTTTAACGTTAAAGATGCTGATAAAATTAAGACTGATCAAAGTGACATCAGTAATTTCGTTAAAAAGTTTTTAAACAAAAATAACGAGATGAATGATGCTGCTGGTTATCATAAATCTTTATTTACAGCAATGAATCCAGACGTAGTTGCTAACCATTTCTATGAGCAGGGCAAAGCGGACGCTATCAAGGATAGTGTTGCTAAAGCGAAAAACGTGAGCATGGACCCTAGACAAACACATAAAACTGTTGAGTCTGGTGGTATGAAGGTTAGAGCTATAACGGGTGTAGACTCAAACGCGTTCAAAGTTAGATTTAACAAAAAATAACTTTAACTAATTAAAAACTCGAAATTATGGGAGATTTTTCAACTGGGGTAGGTGCTTTTCAAAATCACTTAACTCCAAGACCGACACAGTCGTTATTTAACGATAACTACTTGTCATTCGACAGCGCTACTGGCGGCGGTACATTTGCACAGCAATTTTTACCGGAAATTTATGAAAAAGAAGTAGAAAGATATGGTAAAAGAACTATATCAGGCTTCTTAAATATGGTTGGTGCAGAAATGCCACTAGCTTCTGATCAAGTAATTTGGTCTGAGCAAGGTAGATTACACATTGCGTATTCTGCTGAA